GCCTGACGCGCACGCCGTCAAAAGTCCGAGCAGGGTACAGCCTTAGGGTACAGCCTTGGTGATGGGTCGGCCGAGGAAGCCGAACGAGCTAAAGCGGCGGTTGGGAATGGCGCGACCGGATCGGGAGACGGCTCCACTGAGCATGCTCCCGGCTGCGTCTGAGCCTCCGCGGCCACCCTCCGGGTTGAAGAGGCATGGGCGGGAGGCCTGGCAGCGGTATTGGAGCTTAGGTTCGGCCTGGCTGAGCCCGACGACGGATGTGGAGATCGTCACGCGGCTCTGCCGGGCCTACGACGAGATCGACGAGATCCGACGAGAACTCCGGAAGAAGGGGCAGAAGCGTGTGATTGAGACCGCAAAGGGCGGCGTGGTCACGAATCCGCTGATCGCGCAGCTGCGGAAGCTCGAGGAGTTGGTCACGAGGTACGAGGGCCTCTGTGGGCTCACGCCGAGTGACCGCAGCCGCCTCGGGATCGCCGAAGTTCAGAGGGTGAGTAAGCTGGATGCGTTCCTCTCGCGACGCGGTAGCCGCGCCTCCGACGCATGAAGCCGGTGCGGCCGTTGCGGATTTCATCGAGCAGTTCTGCCGTATTTCAAAGGGTGATTCGGCTGGCCAGCCAGTGCGGCTGCAGCCATGGCAACGCCAACTGCTGACGGACACGTTCGCTCAGGATCGCTATGGGCGTCGTCGCCACCGTACGGCACTTTGGGGCCTTCCGAGGAAAAACAGCAAATCCTTCCTGGGCTCAGGGGTAGCACTCTATCTGCTGGTCGCGGATGGTGAGCCTGGTGCAGAGGTTTACTCGTGTGCCGGAGACCGTCAGCAAGCGCGTATCGTGTTCGGCGAGGCGAAACGAATGGTAGATGCGGACGAGGATCTCTCGTCGATCCTGACCATCTACCGCGATGCCATCGAGTACAAGCGGACGCAGAGCGTGTATCGAGTGCTCTCGGCGGATGCGAAGCTCCAGCAGGGCCTAAATCCAAGCGCCTGCATTTTCGACGAGGTCCACGTCCAGCCCAACGACGAGCTATGGAATGCGATGGTGCTTGGCATGGGAACTCGCTCGCAGCCGTTGATGCTCGGCATCACAACCGCTGGCTTTGACCGTGACAGCCTGCTGTACCGGTTGTACGAGTACGGCCGACGGGTGCGCTCAGGCGAGATCGATGACCCAACGTTCTTCTTTCGATGGTGGGAGCCGTCAGATCCGAACTGTGACTGGTTGGACGAGCGAGTCTGGGCTGAGGCGAATCCGGCGCTCGGGACGTTCCTGCGCATGGAAGCGCTGCGTGCAGATGCGCGCACGACGCCGGAGCACGAGTTCCGGCGCTATCACCTGAATCAGTGGACGACAACGCGGCACGCTTGGCTACCACATGGCGCCTGGGAGGCCTGTGCAGATCCTGGGAAAGCTGTTGAGGATGGCTCAACCATCGTGCTGGGGTTCGACGGTGCATGGTCGAATGACTCGACGGCGCTCGTGGGCTGCACGGTGGAAGAGATTCCGCATTTGTTCGTGATTGATGTCTGGGAGAAGCCGCTGGACAATGCGAGCTGGCGGGTCGATATGGCGGAGGTGGAGGAGGCGATCATACTGGCATGCCAGCGCTATCGGGTGGCACGGATTGTCTGTGACCCCTACCGCTGGCAGAAGGAGCTGCAGATCTTGAGCGGGATGGGTCTGCCGGTACTTGAGTTCCCGACCAACAGTCTCGCTCGGATGGTTCCGGCTTGCCAGCAGTTCTTCACGGCCGTCACGGAATGGAAGCTCTCACATGATGGCGACCCGAGGCTGGCGCGCCACATCGCGAACGCGGTGACGAAGTCGGATCGTTTCGGAACACGAATCGTCAAGGAGTCGGCATCCTCACCACGGAAGATCGACCTGGCGGTCGCATCGGTGATCGCCCTCGACGGCGCATACCGCGAGTTATCGGCTGTCCAGAGCGTCTACGAAACAGATGGCCTGCTCATCATCGGCTGATGGAACCTTGATCAGGATATTGCTTGGCGCGGTGCTCTGTTGGGCTGGCTGGCATGCCGAGTACCACGAGATGTTGGCTTCCGGCATTCAGACGCGCTGCCGCCGGTGCGGGCAGTGGCTGTGGAAGGTGTGGTGATGGCGTTCTGCCAATGGCAGTGGACGGAGCCGTGGCAGGGTCACTGGGAAACGCCATGAGGCAACTAGCGGTTCAGGTATTACCCGATCTGGCGATGATCGCTGGAGCAGGCATGATTCTGATCGGCATCTACCTGCTGCTCGGCCTGGCCATCGCTATGATCGTAGCAGGCTGCGGCCTGGCTACCCTCGGCTACCGGGCCGGCCGATGACGTCGTTTCTCCGTCGGCTGCTGCAGCCGCGGGCAATCATGACCTCGGCCGGGCTCGCCGAATACCTGCGCCATGGAGCTCAGACTTACGCTGGGATGAGCGTGACCCCGGACACGGCGGTCCAGGTGTCCGCCGTCTTCGCTTGCGCGCGGGTGGTCGCCGAAGACCTGGCTAAGCTGCCGGTCGTTGTCTATCAGCGCAGTGACCGAGAGGAGAAAGAGCGAGCACCGAACTCGCCATTCTGGCGGCTTCTGCATGATAAGCCGAACAGTTGGCAGAGCTCGCAGCAGTTCCGCGAATATCTCACGCTGTGCGCGATCCTGCGCGGCAACGGCTTCGCCTGGAAGAACGTCCTGGCCGGCCAGGTGCGCGAGTTGCTGCCGATCCATCCAGCTAGAGTACGGATCGAGCAGTTGCCAGACTACGAAATCGTCTACCACGTGCGTGACGATCGTGGGATTGAGACGCCCTATACGCGACGCCAGATTTTCCATCTGTCCGGGCCGTCCCTAGATGGTGTCAGCGGAGTCTCGATCGTCGGCCTTGCTCGTCAATCGATCGGTCTGGCAATGGCGGCCGAGGGCTTCGGCGCAACGCTGTTCGGGAACAGCGCGATGCCTCGCGGGGTGTTGGAGCACCCCGGCAAGCTCTCCAAGGAGGCTAGCGAGCGCCTGCGCGAATCCTGGCATGAGGTGCATCAAGGCGTCGGATCGGCCAATAAGGTGGCAGTCCTCCAGGAAGGTATGAAGTTCCATCAGATCGGACTGTCAAACGAGGACAGTCAGTTCCTCGAAACCCGACAGTTTTCGATCGTAGACATCGCGCGGTGGTTTCGTGTGCCGCCGCACAAGATCGGTGAACTGGGCCGGGCGACCTGGGGCAACATCGAGCATATGGCGATCGAGTACGTGACTGACACACTGATGTCCTGGGGACGCCGCTGGGAGGACGCCTTCAACCAGCAGGTGATCGGCACGAACAACGTCTACGCCGAGCTGCTATTTGACGCACTGCTCCGCGGCTCGACGATGGACCGCTACCAGGCCTACCAGATCGCGGCCGGCGGGAACGCGCCGTGGATGACCCGCAACGAGATCCGTCGGCTCGAGAATCGACCACCGCTCGACGGCTTGGACGAGATCCTCAAGCCGCTCAATATGGGCGCAGGTGCTGCTGCCGGGAGTGGGGATGATGCCGCTGACGAGCCTGCCACCACGTGATGAGCGAGTTCGGACGGCCCGCGCCCGCGCACAGCTGGTGCGTGGGCGGCGGGACTGGTATCGGATCAGGAACGCTGCCGACGAAGCCGAGATCTTCATCTACGACGAGATCGGATTCTGGGGCATCACCGCTGACGACTTCGTCCGCGAGCTGCGCGGTGTCTCAGCCAAGCGAATTACGCTGCGCCTGAACACACCTGGCGGCGATGTATTCGACGGCATCGCCATTTACACGGCGCTGCGCGAGCACCCGGCCGAAGTCACAGCCAGGGTGGACAGCCTGGCCGCCTCGATTGGCTCAGTGATCGCGATGGCCGCTGACCGGATCCAAATGGCGCGGCACGCAACGTTGATGATCCACGAGCCATTCGGCATCGTGGTTGGCGACGCGGCCGACATGCGCAAACAGGCAGACGTGCTCGATCAATTGGGCGACGAGATCGCCGCCGTCTACGCTGATCGGGCCGGTGGCTCGGTGCGCGACTGGCGCGATCGGATGCGCGAAGAGACGTGGTACACCGACCGAGCGGCTGTCGAAGCTGGGCTAGCCGACGAGGTGAGCGGCGAAGCCAGCGAACCGAAAGACACATTTGACCTGAGCATCTTTCGACATCCGCCGCATGAACTGCTCGTGGATGCGCCACGTTCTGCGCAGAACGCGGCGCCAACGAAGCGTGAGATTGAACGAGCTCTACGGGATGTAGGGCTCTCCCAATCCCAGGCCAAAGCGCTGATGTCCGCTGGCCGGGACATTTTGGAACCGGGCGCCGACCAACGGGAGGTGGCCGAGCTGGTCCGGCTGCACGAGGTCATCAAGGACCTAAATCGAAGATAAGGAGTTTTCCCGCGATGGATACAAGGGAGATCGTGGATGCGATTAAGCGCGAGTTCGAAGCGTTCAAGGCCGCGAACGATCAGCGGCTGGCCGAGGTCGAACAATTTGGCGTGGCGTCGGTAGAGACGCAGGCGAAGGTGGACCGCGCCAATGTGGCGATCAGCGAGCTCCAGGAGAAGCTCGACGCGCTAGAGAATCGCCTGAACCGCCCACAGCTGGGCGGTGTCCATGGCGGGATCCGCCCGAGCGACAAGCAGCTCATGGCCTACGCGCGTTGGCAGGGCGCGGCGCAAGGACGCGAGGTCGACCCTGACGAGGTCGATCTGGAGCTGATCACCCGCTACAACCGGGCGTTCCGCGATTGGATGCGGCGCGGCGAGCGTGCATCGGCCGAAAGCCTGTCCATTCTGAATGAGATGTCCGTCAGCTCTGATCCGGATGGTGGAGTCCTGGTGTCGCCGGATCTGAGCGGGCGAGTGGCGATGCTCGTCTATGAGACCAGTCCGATTCGCCAGTACGCCAGCATCCAAGAGATCTCAACCGATGCTCTGGAAGGCTGGACTGACCTTGACGAGGCAGATGCCTCATGGGTCGGCGAGACCGAGACGCGGTCAGGCAACACCGCCACGCCACAGCTCGGGACCTGGAGGATTCCGGTCCACGAGCAGTATGCCGAGCCGCGAGCGACTCAGAAGCTGCTCGACGACGCGCGGATCGATGTCGAGGGCTGGTTGGCCGGGAAGGTTGCTGGCAAGTTTGCCAGGAACGAAAACACGGCGTTTGTGACCGGCAACGGCGTCCACCGGCCGCGCGGCTTCACCACCTACACCGCCGGCACGCCGGCCGGCGGTGGTGCGGCCTCATCCTGGCAAGTCATCGAGCAGGTCGTCTCTGGATCGGCGTCGGCGGTCACCGCGGATGGGCTGATCGATCTGGTCTTCAGCCTGAAATCCGTATACCGTCAGGGCGCGATTTTCGGGATGAACCGCACTACCGAGCGCGAGGTGCGCCAACTGAAGGACGGCCAGAACAACTACCTCTGGCAGCCAGATTTCACCGAGCGGGCGCAAGCGCGGCTCCTCGGGTTCCCCGTCGTCGAGATGCCAGACATGGCCGACATCTCCTCGAACGCATTGCCCATCGTCTTCGGCAACCTGCGCGAGGCGTACCAGATCGTCGATCGGGCCGGCATCCGCGTTCTGCGCGATCCATACACGACCAAGGGCTACGTCAAGTTCTACACGACCAAGCGGGTCGGTGGTAGCGTCGTGAATTTCGAGGCGATCAAGCTGCAGAAGATCAGCGCCTAAGCATGAGCCAGGGGCGACCCGCTGGGTTG